AGCCCGCTAAGCATAAACGGATCTTCATTGGCGCGCACCCGGCTGTTTCTTTGACATGCTCTCAACCCACTGGTCGACAGCCTTTCGGTTGTACATGCATTCGCTGTTTTTCTTCGGCACGCCGTCCGGTGAGACGTGAAGGTATTCCCGTCCTACCATCCAGCATTTTTTGCGGGCCCGCTCGATAGTGCCCGGGCGAAGGCCGGTAATCTCGACGAGCTTTTCTTCGGTTACCCAGTCATTGGGCACGATTAAGGTCATTTCGCTCATGGGTGTCTCCAGGCAAAAAGAAGCCGCCCGTAGGCGGCAATAACATCAAGGGATGTGAGGCGGTGCTTTCGCACCCAATAGCCAGCTCATAACTGGCTATCAGTTGCGTCATGACTTCGATGCGCGGTAATCGTCTAACGCTTTAGCAATCGTCTCAATTGGGTCATGCTCCTGGCTGATAATTTCACGGATGCTTTCCTCGCTTGGGGTTAGGCCTTCTCCATCGCCGAAGTAGAAGGCGAGTGCGTTCATAATTTCATCGTATGCTGACATAATCTCTCCTCATGCCGCACGCTGGGCGCGCAGCGATTTAATGTGCTCACTAGTCTCTAGTTCGGCGCGTATCTGCGCCGCCTCACGGTGATCGAGGTGCTCAAAATCATTGTTAAAACGGTCGATTGAAGCGGTGTTGATCCGGCCCTGCCTCCAGTAGCGTACTATCTGAGATGTGCAGCTGTGGATGATTACAGGCCAACCGTGCTGGTCAGCGTAAATCTGACCCCGCTGAATGAGTGCAAACATTAGGCACCTCGCTGCTTCTTCCTCAATTCGATAACACCCTGGCACTCCGCGCACGTCTGGCGGCCGGGAACGGCAGCGCGCCGCAGCGCCGGGATATCCTCGCCGCACTCGGCACAATACTCAGCTGATACGGCGTTGCGGTTTACTCGGTGAGCGGAAAGGGCTGCGTTACGCTGAAGCTCTTCAATCTCTGCTGCGGTATCGATAATGTCCATGGTCAATGCTCTCTGAACTGTCGGTTAATTCGGTTGTAGATGAACGCCAGCAATAAAAAAGGAGCCTTAAGCTCCTGGGTGATTAGTGCCATCATGCGGCACCGCCTTCATTCTTCTCGGCTTCGACCGCCATCCGCTCAAGCCGTCGCGATAAATCGGCAGCCAGCGTCTGGAATTCTTCTTCGGTCGCCACCGGGATCGGCACAAAGCGAATCCCGATATGCGCCAGGTGGTTGGCTATTTCGAGGCTTTTTCTCAAATCAACGGGTGAGGCTCTGTTCATTCAGCACCGCCATTTTTTTCGGCTAGCACCAGTCTTCCTTCGCATAGAGCACGTATGATTTCCTGATACTCCCAGCCGAAGTACATACTCTCGACGTAGACCCGTAGAGGAGGATAATCATGCTGTTTGCGGCGAATGAAAGCCTCCGCTGCTTCACGGGTAAAATGAGCGTTGATGTTCTGCCACTCTTTGCGTGTACCGCAGACAGTGTGGCCGTCAAGGTCAGCCAGTACTTCCCACTGAGCGTCTTCATCGAGATCGGTAAAGTCAGTGTTGCACTGGTCAATGCAGAAGGCGTTTAACTCTTCCTGCTGCTGTTCATCGAGATCGTCCCAATACTCTTGCGGGCTTTCCCATTCGCATTCGTCGAAATGGACTATCTTCGATTCTCCGTACTCTTCTGCCAGGCCATAAATGGTTGCCTGCTTCTGAACCATGAAAATGGGATCGGCGGTGGCGTGACGATTAACACCATCGCCGCAATGGTGATATCTCAAGCGCTCAATGAAATCTGAGAATGTTTCCGGAGTTAATTTCGCTCCGTCTGCTATCGAATTGCTCATGAATCCACTCCGAAGCGGCGATTAAGCCGCCCTGTGTATACGACGAACTCCAGGAGGCTAACTCCCAGGGCTTCAATTTTCTTGTGATGCTTGTTGATGATGGGAGGCACCGTTTCGTTCCAGTTAGGCTTTGGCTTCTTGCGCATGGCTTGCTGGATTTCCTCGGTGTATCGGCGGCAGGCGGCGCGGATGGCGTTATCTGTTTCTGGCGTCATGCGGCCTCCCTGCTGGCGAGAAGTTTCGCCCCGAAAGCCATCAGCTCGTCCCGGTCCACAGTTGCGAAGTGGCAGTGTGTACGCGGGTACGGTCGCCAGATTATGAGCATCGACCCTTTGTTGTTGCCGCTTACCGGCTTACCGGTGACCGGGTTGATAAACGCCAGCCTCCCGGCAGTGATGAAGCGAACCTCGCTGGCGGTCTGGATAGCCTCCTTGAACCAGCCAACCGATGTGTCTGCCGGAACCAGCATGACCGTGCCGATCTGATTGGCGCTCTCTGCGGCGGCCTTCTTAACAAACGGCATGATTTCGCTGTATGGCGGGTTCAACCAGACGTATCCGGGAATGCTCAGGTAATCAGCCCAGGGCGTTTCCAGCGTGTTCTGCTCGGCTGTGATGAACTTCCGGCACAGTGCGTTATGAGGAGCCGCGGCGGCATCCAGTTGGAAGCAGAACTCAGCATCAAGGGAAGTGAATAGTGCTGGTGGAGTGCGCCAGAGGTCGCGCTGGTCGAGCGGGGTTTTACTTCCGCCATAATCACCATTCGTCTTCTCGGCTGGAAGCGCTGCGGCGATGCGCTCACCAATCCAACGCATAACCGGTACTGCCATGCTATTTCCGATCGCTTTGTAGCGTGGCCCGTCCGGGCATTCATCAGCATTCTTCCCGCGCCAGCCGATCAGGGTGTGATTATCAGGGAAGCCCTGAAGGCGCTCACACTCAATCGGTGTTAGGCGGCGAACCTGCATACCCCACCCGATAGCTCCTACACCCATGCCAGCGCGGCCGCCATTCGGCGTCAACAGCGCGTTGGCTGTGCCGTCATTTCTCACTTCGACCGTACTTCCTTCTGATCGCCCTCGGATTGCCAATGTGAATGGTTCAGTAACTATCGCGTTTTCTTGTCCGTTGTTGCGGCCAAGTGTGTGCGCCAGTTCGCAATTGGTATCGGGATCCTGCGTACCGTGCACTGCGAAAGTCTCAGTATCAAAATCCAACCTGATTCCATGCGCGGTGCAGGCGGTCGCCACATCAATATGACCGGCAGTATTGCCACCGCCAAAAGCAATCAGGTGTCCAGCTTGTGCCTGATTGTCGTCTGCGCCACACGTTCCAACGCCTCGTGCAGTAAGGGCGGCAACAGCCTTTTGCGTTTCTCGGCGCGGCGCAGAATCCCGGCGCACGCTGTCGAGCTCAAAAAGTACCGCTGCGGGATCGAATCCTTTTCGAGCACTTGCGACAACGAACACACGGCGGCGTCGTTGGGCCACTCCGAAAAATTGAGCATCAAGGACGCGCCAGGCAATAACCCTTTCTGGTCCAGACACACAACCTGCGTGCGTCCATTTTCCCCCTGCTGGCTGCAACTCGCTGCTTTCTCCGGCAAGTCCTGCCAAAAAGCAACCAAAGGCGTTGTCTTTGCTGCTGAGGACGCCCGGGACGTTTTCCCAGACGATGATCGCTTCATCTTCTCCGCGCTCGCGGCGTTTGTCGTCGATTGCATTCGCTAATTCCACGTAAGAGAGGGTTAACTGGCCTCGTTCATCAGACAGGCCTTCACGTAAGCCGGCGATGCTGAATGCCTGACAAGGCGTGCCGCCGACCAGAACATCAGGCGCTTCGACATCACCAGCGCGCACCGCATCGGCGATTTTGGTCATGTCGCCGAGGTTGGTTACTTCCGGCCAGTGATTGGCGAGGACGGCTGAGGGGAATGGTTCGATTTCAGAGAACCAGGCAGGTTTCCATCCGAGAGGTTCCCACGCTTTACTGGCAGCTTCGATGCCGCTGCACACGCTTCCGTATTTCATGCCGTCTCCTGCCTTTCCCGATATTCCTCAGCGAGCCACTGCGCCTTTAATGGATTGCTGACCACTTCACCCCATGGCATTAGCCAGCCGTTACCAATGAAGGGAAGGCACAGTGTGCCAACCCTGATGTCGTCGTGAGCGTGAGTCATAGCGATGCCTTTTAGAAGGGAATGTCATCGTCGAACTGAGGATGTTGATTGCTCTGTGATACCTGACGGTTGGCCTGCTGCAGGCGAGACTCAGGGACCGCATTCGGATCCTGCTGATTACCACCCCATCCGCCGCCGCTATGTGATGGAGCACCCCAGCCACCGCGTGATGAATCGTGAGGCTTGCGGTCATCTTTGTCTTTCATGGTGCGCTCAAGCGTGGCGATCGCTTCTGCTGGCGTTTTGTCGGTGAACTCTTTATAGGTCAGACGACTTCCAGGCTGGAAAACATGGCGCACTTCAAACTTATAGCTGTCACTACCATCTGTTTTGGTGGTGAGGACTTTTTGCAGGAACAAGCCGACACGCTTACCTTCCAGCGCTGGTAGACACCATTCAGGACCGCTTTGCCCCTGGCGCTGTTGCGCCTGAGCGTCTTTAACCTGAGCAACCCACATAATTGCAGCAATCAGGCCCATACCGAATGTCTGGCTGCCGTCTCGACCGAGGAAGTTGATGCGCAGGAAATTTGCTTTCTGGCCGTCAGCGTCGAGCGAAAGAACAAGTGCCTGCGACTGTGATCCATCCTTGCCGAACTCATACACAGCGGAGGTGATCACGCCTTCGTATGCGCCGGTTTCAGAAATGCCAGCGGAGGATCCTGCTTTGAGTGCTGCTTCTGCCGACTGCTGGTTCCAGGTAAAGCTGATTGGTTGGTTCATCGTTATCTCTCTTATAAGTCAGTGAATTCAGAAATTGCGTTGTCGAACGCCGCCAGGTCGTTATCCATGTCAGTCACTTCCGGACCGAACAGGTCTGGAGGACATTTCACGGTGTCGTTGTCGTCGCCCTTCAACAGGAAAAGGTGTTTGCCGTCGCGCTTGATAATGCGCAGAACGATAGGGAAGTAGCCTTCAGGAGTGAGCTTTTCGTTAAGCATCTTGCCGACGGTCTTCATCCTGATTTTTCCTTCGCTCTCTTCGGTGTGAGCGAGGAAGTAGACGCGGAAGTCATCAGGTAGCTGTGTGGCCGCTTCGATGATGCGCCAGGCGTGCTCCGCCATTTCGGTAAATTTGGTGTAGCCAGTCTCGTAGGCCCGGTCCATGTTCTCGTGCTGCATGACGGCCTGAAAATCATCGATAATCAGTATTTTTCGTACACTCATCGCAGCGTTACGGATCACGTCAAGAAGATGCCGTCCATTGCGGATATCAACCACGTTCCCGCGCTGGATGGTGTTATCAGGCAGGCGTTTACCATGAAGTTTCCAACCCGTATTGCGGAACGGTAGGGCCTTACGAATACAACGGGCGAGAATAGCGTTTTCCGGGTTAACGTTGCGGATGCTGTACGTCTTGCCATACCCGGAGTCGGCAAGGATGAGAGTCATCACCGCCATGAATTACCCCTTAAGCCAGTGTTTAATGGTGAAGAGAATGTCTTCGTCATCGCTGTTGCTGGACAACCAGCGGAGATAGCCAGGGTCGACCTTCGCAATCTCTTCGAACGTCAGGCCCTTGTGTTTGCCGAACCGGATAGCCTTAATCAGTGAAGGGCTGTTTGAAATGGCGCGCATTTCGCCAAACGTCCATTTCGCCAGGCGACCCATGTACAGAAGCAATTCAGCAGTTACGTAGCAGTCATACAGCGCGCGGTGCGCATACAGGCCTTCAGGCAGTTCAGGTTTCAGGCCCAGGCTGTAACGCAGGTACTGGTTACTGTGGCTTGGATGATCAGGGAGAAGAGCGCGGGCCAGCTTAGCGGTACAAATCCAGGGAGCGTCGGTTTGCGGCAGCTTAGATTTATCGAACTTCGCGTTGTGTGCGACATAAGCCTGCGCGCCAAGGTAACGCCCGATAACCTCGCCAATCAGCGGGGCGTCAGCGACCATATCTTCAGTGATATGGTGGATAGCCATTGCCTCGAAGCTGATCGCTTCAGTGGGCTTCACAAAGTCGCTCATGGGATTGCAGATAACACCGTCGACAATATCAACGCTGGCTATCTCCAGCACACTGCCTTCCAGGCTGGTAGTTTCAGTATCAATAACTCGCAACATGCTTAATCTCCGTAAGGTGGTCGTTAACTGCGTCAAATTCTGCGAGCTGGTGGGCCAGTGATTCGAGGTCTGCCGGCTGCAGGTCATACAGCAGGCAGAGCATGGCAACCATCAGCAATCCGGTTTGCTGAGTCACCATCGCGTTCTCCGTGATGTCTTGGCGCGGGAAGGGTTCTGGCGGAAGAACCTCTCAGCACAGCCTTTGTCAGTGCAGAAATGCTTTTGTGACGTCGACATGTAGGTCGATACCGTCTGAACAGTGCAATCGCTCTTATGGCGCCGCGCACCGCAGTAAGCACACATTACAGAGCTGAGGTACTCGGTAGCCGAGTCGAGAATGATGCTTTCTGCAAAACTGCCGGGAACGCCACGGGAATCGACATACTCGATCATGTTCTCAGTTCTCCCGGCGCTGTTGGTGAATGACCCGCGCCCGGTAAGTTTGATAATTTGACCGCCGAGTTTCAGTCGGGATCCTTCTGGCAAACTTGCCAGACGTTCAGAGGTTAATCGCTCATAAGGTTGCATAAAGACTCCTTAAAAAGTGCGTGCGAAGGCCGCCCGCAAAAAGCCAGGCCGATCGGTTGAATAGGGTGGTTAATATCAGTGAACCATCGGCTCGCCGCGCTCATTCAGCAGCACAACGACGGAATCACTTTTGATGATGGTTTTTTCGAAGATGTTGAAGGCGTACAGGCCTTTCTCAACGTTCGCAGAGGCGCGATAAGTTTTGCCGTGGTGTTGCAGCATTGTGCCCGGTAAAACCTCGCTACGTGGCACTGATGCGGTGCCGTAGTGCATTCCAATCATACCTTCACCTCAACCTGTTCCAGGAGGCCAGCGATATGCATCTGCCAGCGGTTCAGCACCAGTTTTTCCCGCGGTGCCGATACCGACGTCAGCTGCCACTCGTTATCGTTGAGCTTTTTGGCGGTGTACTGCTTGACGTTGTGGGTGACTGTCATGATGCCTCCCGCTTTTCTTTGATGTCGGCGCGGAGGTGAATCTCTTTCCCATCAGCTGTCGGGAATATCAGGATGTCATCACGAACCGCGAGAAGATGGGCCACTGCAAATAGCGCCTCATCTGTGACATCAAATTTCTCACCGGTGAACTCGCGAACGCCGGGCGCCAATTTGCTCGGCTTTGAACGACCCGCGAAAATTCGCTTCGTCAGGCCTGAAAAACCTACTGTGATTGGGTTGCTCATAAATCCTCTTGGCCTTATCGCGGCGAACGGAACGGTTAATACAAGACTTCTGCGCTAATGGGCGGTGGATGGCCGCCAGTTGTCATAACTAAGCCGCCTCGGTGAAGCGACTGAGGTATGAAAAAACCCGCCGTAGCGGGTTATTCTTGCTGACTAACAATTTCAATTTTCACGTTGAATCCTGGGTAGTCCCGAGCGGAGTCTAAATCCTCAAGGATTGCGCTGTGCAATTCGCCAGTCGACAAATTCGACTCTTCAAGCTCAGCAACTGTTACCCTTACAACAATCTCCATACCCTTACCCTCTGTCGTTACCCGCTGACGGGCGTAAAAAAAGGCCGCCACTGGCAGCTTTAATCAATTTCTTCAACCGTGATTTTGCAAACGATGGCGTACCGCTTCACCGGGTCACCATCTGCGTCCTCTGGGCGTGCATATGAATCGCGTGTCATCAGATAACTAATGATGTCGCTAACCTCTGACATGTCGGGGCGCTTCGTAAACAGAGCATCAGCACCAATAATTGCGATTGTCTCTTTCATACTTCACCTCATGTGATTTGCCCGCTGACGCGGAAGAAATGCTTTGGCGATTGGATGGCCGGCGCTGATCTCCGGCTTACTGGTTAGAGCGCCCGCACTACCAGTGACGCTGTCTTGAGGCGCAGATTGGTTACTGCTTGCCATGAGCGCTGTGAATACATCGGTCGAGCATCAGCCTGCTCATTCATCCAATCCCAAAACATTCCCTGTATTGGTCAGCGCCAACTCTCTGCCAGTGTTGCCCGTTCTCACGCCGTTCTCGCTCTCGCGCGGGGATACTCTCTCACCGACCGGATCGCACCCGGTGATACAGCACGTTTACGTGTAGGGGTCATAACAGGTCATTGACGCTGTAAATCTGCATGTTGTTAAAAAGCAGGCGACTTGCTGTCCGCCGCTGGCTAACTTCGCTCAGCTGTCGATGTTTCGTTTCGATGGGATAAAGATACAGATAAAACTGTAATTACGTCAACAGACAAAACTGTATTCTATGTCGTTTTTTACATATCCACATGTAAATTAATGTGATTTATTTTTTGAGTGATGAGGTTTATGATTAAAAAACGACCATTCAAGGAGTTCTGGCTATGCCAAATGAGGGGGATTTTTTTACTGAATTGCATCCGCAGATTGCGGAGGTGCTCGGCATAGCCGTTTTACAGCTACTGGTTCAGAGGCGCGAGCCATCAAGAGAGGCTCTGATAGAAATGATTCAGGTATTGTGGCAGGAAAGCGATACCAGTCTTGCGGTTGAGCTGGCTATTGATGTTCTCTCCCTGCCGAATAAGCAGGGGGCGCAGGATAGTTAAAATATGTAGGAGATGCAGGCGCAGCCTGATTTATTTTTAAATTATGGATCACGCATTAACACGTTGAATTATATTGGGTACTTGATTTGGCGATTTCTGTAAGTCTTTGATTTATACGCTGGAGCAGTAATTTTCGGATCTCGCTATAGCAGAAATAAAAAACCGGATGCCACGCCGGTTTGCTTTAGAGTATTTTGTTAGCGTTTTCTGCGATATATGCGGTGCTCAATCATTACACCGATGATGGTTAAAGGCTGGTGATCGCTGTTAATGACAGGGTAATCATCATTGAGTGGTACCAGTTCAAAATGCTGGCAGCCGAGAGGGTCTACCCATGTCGGACGGTATTTCTTAAAGGTTGCCTGTGTTCCGCCGTTCTTCGCGACAACAAATTCCCCAGGCGTTGGCTCAACCTCAGGGTCCACGATAATAACGTCTCCTGCCTTGAAATCTGGCTCCATTGAGTCGCCTTCAATGCGCAACGCAAAAGTGTGCTGGGACACATTCAGATCAGTGAGGATGTATTCAAGGCTGCCATCGAAAGCCTCGATGGGGTTTTTCTCAGCCAGTGCTCCTGCCTGTACATAGCTTATCAACGGAACTCTCCTGCTGTTGACCTCTGCCATCGGCATAAACGCGCCGCCGTTCATTAGCCAATCAGCATCGCATTTAAGCGCCTTGGCTATTCCAATTATATTACGTGGCTTGAGAGTTTTCCCATCTTCAATGCTCTGCCATGACTGCTGCCGGATACCGGCCTTCTCAGCAGCTTCTGTCTGGGTTAACCCCAGCTCAATTCTTTTTTGTTTAACGCGATCCGCAAGGCTCATAAATCCCTCTCTCTGTATGCCTCGATAGTCACAGTTAAAACTGTAATTGACAAACAGAAATAACTGTCACAGAATACAGATAAAACTGTGGAGGTGATATGGAAACAATTTCTCAACGCCTCAAGCAAAAACGTGAAGAGATGAATCTGTCTCAGGACCAGTTAGCAAAACTGGCTGGCATGAAACAGCAATCACTTCAGGCCATCGAGGCCGGGACTACTAAGCGTCCACGTTATTTGGTTGAGCTGGCTCGGGCTCTCAAATGTGAACCTGAATGGCTTCTTTTTGGCGATGAGCCGAATAAAACAACAGCCGCTTAACGGCGGCCCTAACCACGAAAGGGAAAGCAATGCATTCACTTGCGTATCAACAAGGTAACAAATTTTCGCCAACGGCGATGATTTACCAGAATCGCCGGGAGCCTGATTCCGCGGCGTTAAACATCGATGGGATCCGCGCTGCTGTTCGCGCCTGGGCAGCTGATTGCCGAAGCCGTGAATTTGTCGCCGCGCTGATCGTGGAAGAGTGGCGGGCGTCCGGCGGAACCGGTCTGGATATCCCGACTGACTCGCACCGCCAGATGCAGAAAGTGTTTCGATGGATTGATGGCGATACCGAATACGCCGCCAACAACATTCGCCAGCTGGCCCCGGCAATCATGTCGGTCCTGCCGCTGGAGTACCGAAACCGTCTGGCGCCGCAGAACGACACGATGTCGCTGATCGCCTCTGCGATGAAAGAGTGTGCCGAGGCTAAACAGGCCGTGCTGCTGGACGCTCCAGAGCATCAGAAACTGAAAGAGGTAAGCGAGGGTATAGCGTCGCTGTTCCGACTGATGCCGGAGCAGGTGGGACCACTGATGACGATGGTCACGTCGATGCTGGGGGTTATGTGAGAGGCACCAAAAAAGAAAAAGCCCTTGAAGCGGTAACTTCAAAGGCCTTCCAAACACTGTGTTACGCCAAGTAACGGGAGTAAGTATGTCAAACACCGCTGAAATAATCAATTTCCCAAATAAA